TACAAAGGTACAGGCGCTGGTACGTCTGCCTCTGCAGGTTCTGCAACTAACTTTGGTGTTCTGGTCGCAGGCCATGACTCCTCAGTAGCAGTAGCTGACCAAATTGCGAAAACTGAGAGCTTCCGCTCACCAGATACATTCGCAGACATTGTTCGTGGCATGCAGCTCTATGGCCGCAAAATCTTGCGCCCAGAAGGCTTGATCACTGCAAACTACAACTTGGCCTAATGGTTAAGCGGGGGCAGGGCAACTTGCCCCCAACACCCTTCTTTAAGGATCATTCATGCCTAGTACTTACCTAGATTTATGCAACCAGACGCTACGCCGCTTAAATGAAGTAGAAATCGCAGCAGCCGATTTTGCTTCTACACGAGGCGTTCAGGCTCTTGTTAAGGATGCGGTGAAGGCGGCTATTGCACGGGTAAACCAATCTGAGTTTGAATGGCCCTTTAATTCCGCCCAACATCAGCTAACCCTAGCGCAAGGGCAGACAGAATATACATGGCCTGACTTTTTTAAGGTCGCAGATTACAATACATTTCAGATCGCAGCGAACACCTCTTTAAACACCGGGTACAAAACTTTAAAAGTTATTGACCGTGATGTTTGGTACAAAGTTCACCGTGACGAAGATTACAACGCAGGGAACGCAGGGCGAGATGTCCCTGCTTTTGTCTTTGATACGCACGGTAACGGCTTTGGTGTAACCCCTGCGCCTAATGCAGCCTACACACTGACTTTCCGCTACTACATGAATTACACAGACTTAACTGCCTACGATGATTTAACTCGCATACCTGAAAGTTTTGATACGGTTATTGTGGATGGTTCTTTGTACCATTTGTACATGTTTAAAGATAATCTTGAATCTGCCCAAGCAGCCTTCATGGCATTTGAAAAAGGTCTAAAAGATCTACAGACATTATATATAAATAACTTTGAAAATGTTCGAGACACACGAGTGAGGTTTTAATGCCTGATCGTATCGAGAACCTTAAAATTATTTGTAGCGGCGGTCTCAACAGTAACGAAAATCATTTAGACTTATCGGACAATACACCGGGATCTGCTACTAAACTTATAAACTATGAACCCTCGCTGTACGGCGGCTATCGTCGCATTAACGGCTTTAAGTCCTACCACAGCCAATACGGGGAAGTAGACGATGGTAACGGTGTAGCCGAGGGTAAAGTCCTTGGTGTTTTCGTTTACAAAAACGATTACGATAATACTGAGCGTGTCATCGCCTGCCGCAAGGATGTAGGAGCTAATACATACAGCTTCTGGATGCTAAGTCCCTTTTCTGGCTGGTACAAGATGTCAGGCGCTCCCAACCCAAGCACGGCAGATGCCCAGCGCACTGTTAGTAAAGTACGGGCAGCACAGTTCAATTTCGGTAACGGTAATCAGATCATCTTCGTAGATGGTGTTAATACACCTAAGATCTTCAATGGCCAGAACTGGTACGATCTAGCTTTAGCAGGTACAGGAGGTACTACTTCGCCTGGCGGTGATCAGATGGTCGAAGCCCCTACTGTGGTAGATGTTTATGAAAACCATATCTTTATATCGGGGGATACGGAATCTGAAGGCGTTGTAGCCCATTCTGCCCCAAATGATCCCCTAACATGGACCAGTTCTGCGGGTTCAGGGCAAATTACAATCGGAACGGATATTGTTCAGATCAAGCCGTTTCGTGAAAATCTTTTCGTATTTGCTTATAACTCTATTAAAAAGGTTAGTGTTGATGCGTCCGGGAATTTCGTAACCGACAGCGTAACATCAAACGTCGGATGTATAGCACGAGATAGTGTTCTGGAAATCGGCGGTGACCTGATATTCTTAGCTCCTGATGGATTTAGACCTGTTGCAGGTACGAGCCGAATTGGTGACGTTGAGTTAGAAACCATTTCTAAGAATATTCAGGGGGCCATTGTAGACCTCGTAGAAAACTACGACTTATCTACAATGAATGGGGTCGTTGTACGTTCAAAATCTCAGGTGAGGTTTTTCGTAGGTGATGATACTGCATTCACGCAGGACAGCTTGGGTATACTGGGAGGTCTAACTCAATCCGGTACGGTGATTTCATGGGAATTTGGTACAACACTAGGTATCCGTGCATCTTGCTGCACATCCGGTTACATAAACAAGCAAGAGGTTGTTCTGCACGGTGATTACGATGGCTATGTGTATCGTCAAGAGCAAGGTAACAGCTTCAACGGGCAAGACATCGTTAGTATTTACGCAACTCCATATTTAGATTTTGGAGATGCTGGCGCTAGAAAGTCTATTCGCAAGGTAAATACTTTTGTCCGGGCTGAAGGCCCGATGGAGATGAACTTGTCCCTAAGCTATGATTGGGGAGATTATGCAATCTCCAGACCTGCTAACTATACCCAAACGTCCGTAGGTGCCCCGTCCGTGTATGGTGGACGTAATATCGACTATGGCGACAATAACGTACTTTACGGGGGTTCATCAAAACCCGTGATGACCACAGATGTTCAAGGCTCTGGAATGTCGCTCAGAGCTACATTTGTTTCTGTTGGTCAGTACGATCCTTTTTCAATTCAAGGCTTGGTGATTGAATTTACGCCAGCGGGCAGGAGATAATAATGGCAGGCTACACACGCCAATCAGTCGGGGATATCATCAACGGCCTAGAAATTACGGCACCCCCACTTAACGCAGAATTTAACCAGATTACCTCCGCCTTCAATGGCACATCAGGCCACAGCCACGATGGTACAACAGGCCAAGCGCCTAAGATTAATCTTGCTACTTCTGTTAGCGGGTATCTTCCTGCGGCACACGGTGGTTCTGGGGGCAAAAGTAATCTAACAGCTACCAGCAATCCTGTAGTTACAGATGACGTATCTCAGGGATATGCAGTTGGGTCTATGTGGGAAAATACCACAACGGGTCGTGTTTTTATATGCATTGGTAATTTCACAAACGCAGCGGTATGGCGTGAGCTTGTAACTATCATAAGCTCCGACAAGATTGAACCGATCACCCATAACTCTATCGATTTAGGTACGCCTAGCGTCCGTTTTCAAGACATATACCTACAGGGCGGGGTTTCTGCCATTGGTAATATATCTGTTGGCGGCTCTTTAAATTCCACAAGCCTAACTACCACAGGTAATATTGTTGTTGGTACAACGATAGACATAAACGGTGGTACTGTTGATGGCACTGTAATCGGTGGCTCATCAGCACAGGCCATCACAGGTACACTCGTTACAGCTACTACAAACTTTGCTGGAGACCTTTTAGGTAACGTCACCGGAAACCTTACAGGTAATTCGGCAGGTACTCATACCGGCGATGTAATAGGTGACGTAACAGGTAACGTAACAGCATCGTCTGGCACATCCAGTTTCGACAGTATTACGGTCAACGGCACTCTGAACATGAATGCTGGGACTTCGGCTACTATTGAGAATCTATCTGCACCCGTTAATGCGAATGATGCTGCCCGTAAGATAGACGTAGATAATGCTATTGCAGGCTTATTAGATAGCGCCCCTGATAGCTTAAATACTCTTAACGAACTTGCTGCAGCCCTAGCTGATGATGATGATGCGTTTAATACGCTAAACACGGCTATTGGTACTAAGCTGCCTAAATCTGGCGGCACCATGAGCGGTGCTATTGCAATGGGTGCAAACAAGGTCACAGGATTGGGTGATCCAACTGCTAACCAAGATGCAGCCACCAAAGTTTATACAGACACGCAACGGGATACTCGTTTGCCTTTAGCTGGCGGTACGATGACGGGTGCTGTTTCTATGGGCGGCAATAAGATTACTGCTACATACACGCCCAGCGCCAATACTGATCTTACCACTAAAACTTATGTTGATGGCATTTTAGGTTCTGCTACGGCGGCATCTGTTTCGGCAGCGGCGGCTGCAACTAGCGAGTCTAATTCTGCTACATCTGCGAGTTCTGCGTCCAGTTCTGCGTCAGCGGCTTTAGCTAGTCAGAACGCAGCGGCGGCTTCATACGATAGCTTTGATGATCGTTATTTGGGGGCTAAGTCTTCTGCTCCTACTGTCGATAATGACGGTAACAGCCTGCTTACTGGTGCGCTCTACTGGAATTCAACTAGCAACAACCTGTTTATCTGGGCGGGTAGTTCGTGGAACTCCGCAGCTTTTGACGTTGGTACAGCACTTTTTGATGCAGACATTGGTTCAACAGTTCAGGCGTATAGTGCCAATCTAGCAGGTATTAATCAGGGTCTTGCGACTACGGACAGCCCAACCTTTGTTACGGTTAACGCCACATCAGCAGACATTGGAGGTTGGACGATTACGGAGTCTGGCGGTTCTTTGTATTTCGCTACAAGCGGAACAAACAAGATGAAGCTAGACGCAAGCGGCAACCTTGATGTTGTCGGTTCAGTCAACTCCAACGCAACAATCACCTAGTAAGGATACGAAGATGGCGATTAAAGTAAGCAACACAGAAGTTGTAAGCAACACCCGTGAATTAAAGAATATTACCGCTGTGGATGACGGTACAGTTTCTGTTCTTAACACTGCGTTAAGCGAAGTGCTTAGTACAGATCCAACTAGAGGCACACTAACCAAGTCTTTTGCTTCTGGTGAAACAGCAAGCATTGCTCTGTCGTCTGCCTTGTCGCCAGCGCCTGTTGTTTCTGTTACTAAAGAAGTGCCGCAAACTGGTATCAACAGCAAAGGTAACTGGGACGTAAATTCTACAGCCAGCAACTACGATATTGTAGATTATGCACCAAGCACTTCTTTGACTTTAACACAAAACCTAAGCCTTACAGGGATAGTTCTTTCCAATAACCAACTATCTCAAACTAATTCGGTATCAGACTTCGCATTTAATGATGATGATTCCAAGATTTTCATGGCAGAATATAGTGGCAATGGATCAACTCGCCAGATCATAGGACGTACCGCTCTAAATAACTATGGTGTGCCGTATGGTGGGACGGTAGATAGTATACAGTTCAACAGTGGCGGTCTATCCGATTTCCCAAAAGCGTTCCAATTCAGTCCAGACGGTTTAAAGCTGATTGTCTTAGGAAACTCTGATAACATCTATCGGTTTGACTTAGACACAGCATATGATCTTTCTAGTTATACCCTAGAAACAGACAACAAGCCCCTTCCAAATTATCCAGATAGTAGTGCCGAGGGTATGGCTATTGACCCGTCTGGTACTATTATTTACGTTGCAGACAGGATAACCGAAACTTTTTATCGGTACGACCTAACCACCCCTTGGGACTTAGATACTATGTCCCTAAATGCAAAAACCTACACGTTTACACAAGATACCTTTATACAAGGTTTTAAGGTTTCTCCTGACGGTAAGGAGTTGCTAGTCTTAACTAACGGTCTTGATCGAGTTTATCGTATGCTTTTAGGTACAGCGTGGGATATATCTTCAACATCACCGGTTTCATATAATCAGTATTACGACTTTACCACCTATGGCGATAACCCATCAGGTTTGGGGTTAAGTTCTGATTTCACCAAGCTTGTAATCCACATGGACAGCGATAGTGAGAACGCACTGTTTGATTTACCTAATGCTTATAGCTACCTCGATCTTGGCACAGGTACTTTTAGTGCCGACGACGTAGCTAAGATAATAGAGGTGAACAATGGTAAACTTCTTCTTACGGGTGCAAATGGTACATACGATGTCTTGTCTGATGTGGATGACACAAGCACAGCAGCGTCTGGGGAATGGACACTAAGGGGACTTGAAGTAGATTCTTCTGCTGGCGTCAAAATTCCAACGTCTCTACCTAAAATATCTATTGATGGTAAAACAAGTAACTATCAAGCCCATACCTTTGACGATCCTTACTTTGGTAATACAACTACTCCTCCATTTATATCTCCTGATGGTGAGTACTTTCTTTGGCCGGATCCCACTGATGACGTTATTCAAGTATTCCGTCTCGCCAAAGCGAATGAGATCAGCGCAAATGGTGCTGTTTGGTTAAGTTCTTGGGACATTGGCACCTATGTAACAGACGCTAGGGGTGTGTACGTCAGCCCTGATGCAACTACTATGTTTGTTTCAGATTCAACGTCTAACAGAATTTACGAATATACTTTATCTAATGGTTATGATACCCGTGGCACCCCTACTTATGTAAGAAACATAAGTATTTCTGCAAGTATAGCTAGGGGATTGACTGTAGGGAACGATGGCACACGAATGTATGTCGTTGATGATGGTGCCAACACTATCAGACAGGTTAACCTTATCAACCCTTATAGTCTTAGTACAACCAGCACTGTATATAACTTCAGTGTAGCTGGTCAAACAGCTAGTCCCAGATGTGTACAGTTTTCTGACGATGGAACTCAAATGTTTGTTGGAGATGGTGCTGATGTTGACGTTATCCAAGAGTACCGTTTGGTAACGCCGTGGGAACTAAGTAGCGCAAGTTTCTACAAAGAGCATAGTATAGGGAATCCTATGCCCCGTGCCGATTTTTTTACTTTTGCTGCAAACTTTAATAAAATCTATGCGGGTATTGACAACTTAATATATAGCGTAGACCTCAATAGTAACTTAGCTAGAGCAGGCATATATGAACCTGCTATTACTAACTCTGGAGGTAGTATAGATACTCAGTATTGGTTAGACATAAATGATATGTCTGCCGATGAGACCAAGAATGCTGGTGATGTATTCTACGCTATTTCTACGGATGGTAAGACAACTTGGTCTGTTATTGATAATGCAAATGGTGTTCGTAACATTGTAAGGAACAACAGCGGTACATGGCAATACAACTCTGCTGAAGGTTTATCTGTTACAGATGCCTATGACTTGCGTGAAATTACGGGTGTTTTAGGTACTGTAAAAACTACATCAAGTAGCGGTGCAAACTTAAATTTAGAAACACCAGCTTGCATTTCTGAAGATGGTATGCACGTTTATTACTACGTCAGTAACCAAGTGTATCAGTTTGACCTTACAGATGCTTGGGACTTAACCACCGCTAGTTACTCATTTGTTACTACAAAACCCGTTGGTGGTTCTTCGGCCACGGGCGGTCTTCTAGCCGTAGTTGATGGCGGTACAAGGTTGTTTACGGACGATAACAATGGTCGACTTAATGAATACTCCATGAGTACCCCGTATGATTCAAGTACGATGTCCTTTGTTGCGGTCCATACCCTAATCGGAGAAATATCACGCCCACGGGGGCTGTATTTCAAACCTGATGGGACGCAAGTATTCTTGTTTGATGATTCTTCATATGGCTTGGTTTCATATCCACTATCAACACCCTTTGATATAAGTACAAGAGGCACAAGAGTCAGCACAACAACCATAACAAACAATGATGGTGGGTGGATAAGCAATGACGGACTATCTGTAATCTATGTCTCATCCGGCACTATATATAAAAGAGCCCTGTCAACTGCATGGGATGTCTCCACTATAGGAAGTTCTTACGAATGGGACGTAAATCATACTGACTCACTGCCGCAAACAGTTTTTAGGTATACCAATTTAATGTTTAGTCCTGAAGGGGATAAAGTATTCCTTTCGACCTATTACCAAAGAGGTCTTATGGGGTTTGAAGTAGGTACGGCAACTAAATACACAACCTCTGAAACTTGGACTAATACAACTATAAACTCAGAAGTAGAGGCACTTAAAGAAGCATTAGCGGAATCAGAAGCAAACAGAATGAACAAGGCGCAACTGGGAGCAGTAACCGACGCTAACTTATTTACTCTTGGGGACAGTTTAGATTTGGCTATCATGCCTTACCTACCTTATGCAGGTGCAACGCCAACTTCAGACGGTATTTCTATTTCTTATGATGCTGAAAGTATTATCCAAGGGGCTGTCCTAGGAACTGACTACGACTACGATTTCCCCGATAGCACGACAGTCAGGGTAACATCTAACGCTGCGCAGAACCTCAAAGTACGGGTTGTTTAATAGCACTTGCTATTACACTAACTAAGTGCTAAAATCCTACACAGTAACTCCACTTATTTTAGGCACCTATGGCAGATGAAACCCAAGAGTTTCGGACTGTCCTGCTAACCCCTCAAGAAGTTCTACAAGTATGGCCCTCAATAGAGGCGGGAATAGCCAATGCGCTTTCCCACGGTGTCGGGGAGATGTCAGCATTTGACCTCTTCAAGGCAGCTATCAACGGCACAGTATTTATCTGGGTCGCTTTGGGTCGGGATAGCAGGATAGTTCACACAGCTACACTAAGATTTCTGGTTCAGGGTTCTGTTAAGACCTGCCAGATTATTACACTGCACGAAGACGGTGTTTCACTCAAGCAGGTCGAAGCAGATCATAGATTGTTTGAGGACTTTGCCAAAAAGAACGGCTGTTCGCATCTTCAAGTATGGGGCCGCAAGGGCTGGCAACGCCGCCTACAGACGTTCAGTTCTAGGCAGGGCAACAAATATAAAACTCAATATTATGTATTCGACATGGAGATCTAGATGAAACTCTTTAATCCTTTTATGCCTTACAAGCATTTACACCCAAGGGCGTCTGGCCTGATTACCTATAAGGGTGGTGGTGGTGGTGCTTCCGTAGCGGAAGTAGACGCAAGTGTTGCAGGAGGTGTTACAAACGTAAACGCCAATACAGATGCTGGATTTGCCGATGCAAAGACTTATGGTCAGGGACAGTTTGACGCTCTAGGGGGGAAGGTTTCTGATGTAGGAACTGACGTTGGTAGCATAGGCTCCAATGTGACAGGCGGATTTGATAGCCTGAATACATATCTTAGTGATCAGTTTGGTAAAAGTGCTACAGACCGAGTTAATCAGGCGAGTGCAACCCGCAAATTAGTACAAGATGTTGATGGTCGTAACCAAGCCAGCTTCGGTGAGCTAGGGCAAAATCTGAATACAATAGGTGGCGATGTCACTCAAGGTTTTGCTGATCAAACCACACGTTTTAATACGCTAGACCAATCTGTAGGTGACGTTCAATCTACTGCAGATAACATCCAAACTGATGTAGGTTCTGTGCAAACTGCAGTGGATAGTGGCGCAATAGCCAACCAAAAAGCGTTTGGTACGGCTGCAACGAATTTAGATACGTTAGCTAAAGATACTACCAAAGCATTCACGGACGCTCAAACAAACCGCACGACTAATCAAGGCGTTCTTGCAGGAAATCAACAAACGCTTAATGCGGATCTTACAAGTCTTTCCGATAACCAAGACACTTATTATGATGATGTGTCAGGCTCTCTAACTGAAGTAGTCGGGAATCAAGATACCTTCAAAACTAACTTTGATGACTATGTGGCAAGGTATGGTACCGATACCGAATCCAATGCGGAAACAATTGGGAGGCTTGAAACAGGCCTTGGTGACTTTGCAGATGAGGTCCGTGGTGGTCTTGGTTCGCTAAAAGACACTACCTCCAATGATGACGTTATTTCTGCCGTAGATAGTGTTGTAGGCACAGTCGAAGGCGGCTTTACGGACCAAGCAGGCACTATTGCAAGTGGCTTTACTAACCAAGCAACTCAAGCCGGTACTAATAGCCTTGCTCTTTTAGATGCTATCGGTGTTGCTGGAGATAACACCGCTGTAACAGGGCTGCTTACTACTCTGGGTCAAAATGTAGGTAACCTTAGTACAACCTTCTTGGAAGAGTTTGGTAGTCTAGGTTCTGCATTCACTTCTACAGGTGATCTAATTAAAGACTCTGTTGCCGCCAATGGTGACGTTATTCAGCGTTCTCTAGACGCTCAAGGAAACGTCATTGAAAGCCGCTTTGACGCACAAGGTACGCTAATCGGTACGACAGAAACTAATATCAACGCTGCAATTGCGGCAGCACAAGCTGAACTTGGTACGGGTCAACAGGGGCTAATGTCCGAAATGGGTGCTGCGCAAGATACCCAGTTTGACGCTATGGCTACACAGATCGCTGAGGGTTTTGATAATCAAACAGGCCAAATGGATACTCAAGTATCCAACCTTGCAGGTCTGGCGTCACAGATGACTGAACTGGATATGGGTATGCGCCAAGAGTTCTTCCAAATGGAAGGAGCCTTTGACGATACGGGCGCTCTTATTAGCCAAGAGGTCACTGATACGGGTGAAACAATCCGCCGAAACATTGACCAAAACGGCAACCTGATGATCCAGAAGTTTGACCAACAAGGTCAGTTTATCGGCAATAAAGTATTTAATATCAACGAAGCCTTAGCCCAACTAGCAGGGCTAGGTACACTTCCCGGTGCCAGTGTATCTATGGGTAATTTGTCTCCTGCACTACAGGCTTCTCCTAACGGACAGACAAACATACCAACGGGAGGATTTATGGCACCCTTTTCAATGACGGTACAATAATGCATCCAAAATCAATCTCTGACCAAGGCCTTAATTTAATCAAAAAGTTTGAAGGCCTGCACAAAGTAGGGACAGACGGTATGGTAGTTCCATATCGCTGCCCCGCCAATATTCTCACCATCGGCTACGGCCACACTAAAGGTGTTAAGAAGAATATGCGTCTTACAAAGCAAGAGGCAGAAGACCTTTTGCGGCAAGACATGAAGATCTACGAGGCCGATGTTAAGCGTCTGGTCGATGTACCTTTAACGCAATACCAGTTCGACGCTCTTGTGTCGTTTGTATTTAACCTTGGTAGTGGTGCCTTTGGTGGCTCTACACTTCTAAAGAAGCTTAATGCAGGTGATTATTCTGCAGTACCGGCACAATTGATGCGCTGGAACAAGGCACGGGTTGGTGGCAAACTTCAGCCTCTTACTGGCCTCACACGCCGCCGTGCGGCAGAGGCAGCGTTGTTCACATTGGACGCACAGCTACCTAGCGATGACGTTGATGTACCAATGGCACAGAAGCCTGCAGCACAAGACAAGAAACCTCTAGGTAAATCTAAGACGATGGCCGGTGTGGGTATTGCTGGTGCAGCTACTGCACTCAACGAAACTGCAGGACAGCTTCAGGGCTTAGTGGCGTATGCCGACAGCCTAAAGACCGTTTTCCTACTCTGTGCAATTGCCGGTATCGCTCTGGCTGCATATGCACGGTGGAAGGATCAAAAGGACGGGGTTGATGTTTAGTATCTTCGGCAAAGTGAAGACTTACATCATAGCCACCTTGGCCCTCGCTCTGCCCATTATTTACGTCTTTGGGCAGATTAAAGGACGGGCGAAAGAGAAGAATAAAGTTCTGACTGATGAACTACAGGCGCAACAAAAGGCGGCTGATTTTTATAAGGCGATGTCTGAAAATGAAAGCGACAATCTTACTGATCGCAAGTCTATCACTGACCGGCTGCGCTCAAACGGTTTATAGAACCCAACTCGAAATCTACTGCCCCCAAATCAAGCAGTATGATGACCGGTTCAATGCCCAATTAGCCAATGAATTAGAGAGCCTTCCTGCCGATGCTACGGCAATAGATGAGGCTGTAAAAAACTACATCTACTTGCGAGATCGTATCCGCAGATGTGAAGAAGAAAAGGATAAGATCTGATGGCTTTTACTTGGGAAGATACCTTCGGCGGCGGCAACAGTTTTACTGAGAGCCTTGCAAATACTTTTACTCCTACCGATGGCGCTTCATATGTTAATGGAACGCTAACGTATGACTCTGGGTCTAACGCAGGTACGGTTGTTCCGACAAACTCTTCAGGGGGATACGGAAGTGATAGTGATGGCAATTCGGTTTATACGGGTAGTGCGAACACCGCAGGAAACGACACTGAGGCCAATGTTACTTCTAGTGGAGTAAACGAAGACTTTGTGCCTAAAGGCGCTGCCCCGTCTGGAATTAATAAGATTTTAGGTTTGGCATCACCTATTGGTGTTATTGGCGCATTAGCAGGGTGGGCTAACGGCACAGACCCTGAAAAAGATCCTAGTCAGGTTGTAGATGGTAGAGTGGTGTATACTCGCCCAGGAAAAGATGGTGAGCCAGATTTTCAATATTCCCATAACTTTTTGGGAATGCAGTATCAGGTAGAAGTGAACGAAACCACGGGGCAGGTACAAGACTTCTTACGCAAAGATGCATCTGGTAAATACCCTGGGGAGGAAGGTTATGATCAATCGTCATCTGGCTATGAAAAAATGGCCCAAGACGCCCGTGAGCGTGGGGATAATGATCAGGCAGACGCTATTCTTCAAGAAGCAGAAGATAACGGTACTGAGGACGATGGTAGTAACTCTACAACGTCAGGGGCAGAAACCATCATTAAGATGGCTGAAGAAGCTGGTATGGCTACCAGCAACGAACAAATACAAGCTATCCTAGATGATCCTGCGGGGTGGCTAAAGGCTAACGGCGCAAGTCTTGTAGATAAGCTGCCTAATCTTGATCCTGAGACTGTAGGAACATTGTTAGACCCTACCAGCGAAAACTACTTACTAGGGGAAAGTCCTGAAGTAGAGGTGGAGCAGACGGGCGAAACAAGCCTTGTAGACAATGTAGATAATCCTGGTGCAGTAACTTATGACGCCAGCACTACAGAAGATTTGCTAGGAACTGACGCAACAACCGTAAATGCAGCCACAGGCGAGATCCGTGATGAAAACCTCGTAGACGCTGCTCAGATTGATATGCAAGGCGCTGCCAC